GCCGAACTCGGTCTGATCGGTCGGCCTACGAGTGCGTCCACGCCCACTGGAGCCTGACCGCCGTAGCGAGCTGCTCAGCTGGCCCGAAGCAACCGAGCGGAGGGTCTCGTCCGCGATCCGGAGTGCGTCGGCACCCTGGACCTCATTATTGACCGCTTCCAGGAGCCGCTGCGTCGCAGCCGCCGCTTCGCGATGCTGGGCTGCCAGGTGACGGTCGGTTTCGCGGGCGGCGCGGCGCAGCTCCTCGTTCTGCCGATCGGATAGCGCCGCCATCGCCGCCGCCCTCTGATCAGCCGTGGGGCCGCTGCCGATCCTGAAGCGCCGCAGGATCTCCTGATTGGCCGAGGCCGACTGGCCGCCAATGCTGCCCGGCAGGCCCCCGAACAGGCTGCTGTCTTGGGCCATGCGGTTGAAGATGTCGGGCAGGGCGTTGCCGAAGGCGATGGCGCCGCGAGACTGCAGGAGCTGGCTCTGCGCCTGGGTGCGAAGGTTGAGCGCGATCGCGATCGTGTTGAGCCGGATTGCCTCGGTGTTCCTGGTCACCTTGCCGGTGGTCAGGTCGAACATCTGGCCAAGCGCGCCCTGCGCCTGGCTGAGCGCGTCGCTCGCGCTGATCGCCTGGCGCTGGGCGGTCGCATTGGTGTCGGTTGCCTCGGAGGCGCCGAACAGGCCGGCGACGAGGGCGCTGAGGATGGTCACACCTGCGGTCAGCGCGATCCCCCAACCGCTCACCATGAAGGCGGCGAAGCGGCTGGTTCCGCCCTGCATGAGGGAGACGGCCTGGGTGATCTGGCCGATCTGCTGGGCGAAGATCATGCCGGGGTTCACCCCCATGGCGAGGCCGAGCGAAACGTCGCCTAGGTTCGCTGCCAATTGGGTGGCGCCGGCACGAGCTTGCCCAACAGAAACGGTGAGTTCTCGGTTCGCGGCTGTTGCTGCCCGAGCCCGCTGGGCGAACACGCCGAGGGCAGCTGCCGCAGCTAGCTCCTGCTGGGTAAAGCCGCGCTGGGCCAGCTCGGCCTGGCGCAGTTGTTGCGCGATGCCGGATAGGGCGTTCAGCCCTTCGAGCTGCGCCCTCGTCAGGGAAACCTGGGCGGTCGCGGCGGCGCGGAGCTGTTGCGCCTGCTCCCCCGACGCCTGCCCCAAGCCGCGCCCCGCTTGGCCCGCCTCGCGCGCCGCGCCGCCGAGGGCCTTCAGCGCCTCCTTGCCTTGGTTCGCGCCTGCGACGAGGCCCGAGGCCTCGGCGACCATCCGCGCGGTAACGATGAAGTCAGACATGACGGCCCCTGATCATTTTGCCCTGCGCGCCCAGACGGCGACCGCCTCTCCTTCCATTATGCGCAGATCCGCGATGATCTCGGGCGAGGGCTTCACGCCGATCGCCTCGGCGACGACCGGTAGGGCCGAGTAGTCGAGGCCGGTTCTGAACGCCCCCGCCATGCCTGCCCCCGTCCATCGCCACTGACTCTCCATCGAAAGGAACAGCGCCACGGCGTCGGCTTGGTCGGGCCAGATCTCGCAGCGGTCGTCTGAAGGCGCCTCCAGTCGAGCCTGCTGCTCGGGAGCTATCTGGACGCCGCCCTCTACCTGCCGCCGGATTGCTTCGGCTTGCTCTGCCGGGCTAGCCTCTGCTGCCGATTGCCCGCCCCCGCCGGCCCAGCACCGGACGAGCCGCCGGAGTTTCCCTCCCGCACCACGCTCTGCCCGTTCCAGGCCTTGATGTAGGACAGCGCCCAACCGACGATGAAGTTGGGTTGCTGGATGATCACCGCGAGGTTCTCAGGGTTGAACGGGAAGGGCTTCTTCGCTTCGTCGATGATCCCATCCCAATCGCGGGCAACCTCGGCGATGAAGTCACGCAGGAGCAGCGGCGGCTTTTCCGCCTGGTCTTCGCCCAGCATGGCCGAGCCGGTCCGCCCGCTCGCGAACGCGGCGATGAACTCCTCGAAGCGATCCAGCTCGACGAGCTTCACCTTCATGCCGAAGCTGTTGGTGACCGTGGCTCCGGCATCGTCGAGTGTGTTCCACTCGACATGCATCCGGGCCAGCTTCTCCTTCGTGACAACGAACATGGTGACAGTCCCTTATTTGGAGGTGATGATCAGCTCGTCATTCCCGGCGTTCGGCAGCAGCCGGAACGGGATGTTGAGCATGAGGAAGTCGTCCTCGGTCGGCGTGGTGAGCAGGCCGATCTCGCATTTCGGCGCGTCGACCTGGACGATGTTCCCGGCCACGGTGCCGTGCACGACCTGAAGCACGCCGGTCGCTCGGCTGAGCAGCTTCGTGTAGTAATTCTTGGTCGTGAGATCGGGGAACTCGACCAGCAAATTGCCGGTCGGCTCGCGATTGCTGGCGGCCATGCGATCGGCAGGGCCGGTCAGCGACCGGGGCGAAAGCTTCATGCCGAGGTCGATGGTGAGCCGGCGGACCGCCGGGGAATAGCCGTCGAACGAGAACGTCGTGTTGGCGGTGCTGACCAGGACCGGATCGGCCTGGTTGGCGATCGTCACCGCGCCGAGGACGGCCTCGGAGACAATGCCCGCCGGCACGAAGCCGGTCGGCGACAGGCTGAACATCGGGACGTCATCGTCCTCGAACGTGAGCTGCAGGTTGGACCGGCAACCGAGCGCGGCGACCTTCAGGTTGTCGTACATCGGCCACAGCGTCATCGACGGCGCCGCCCAGGGATTGATCGGGGACTGCACGACGGAGGTGCCACCGACGACGCCCGCGTCGAAGCCGCACATCCGCAGCCAGGCCATCCACGCCGGGACGGTAATCGCGGATACGCCGCTGCCGGCGATTTCGATGCCGAAGCTGACCGGCTTGCGGATCTGCTTGAAGACGCTCGGCCGCGAGCCGGCGAACTGGCCGTCCAGCTCGCGGACCTTCTGCTCGCCTTCGAGGCCGCTGGCATCGAGGCCGACCGTCAGGATGCCATTGGCGCCCACGGTGGGCGTCGCATCGACGCCTTCGGTCGTCTCGATCTTGCCGAGGACGAACTTCTTGGCTGCGCTCTTGGTCATTGTCCGTTGTTCCCTTCGTCAGAGGCGGGCTCGGCCGCGACCGCTTCGGCGCGCTCACGCAGAACCCGCTCGATCTCGGCGAGCAGCTCCCCATGCTTGCCCTTGGCGGGCAGCGAGATCTGCAGCCGCTCGGCCGTCGCGCGCAGCTCCTTGATGGTCTGCTCGGCGAGCGGCTTCTCGGCCGCGGCCGCGTCGGCCTTCTCGGCCTCCAGGCGAGCCGCCGTGTCAGCGATCACTTCGGGGCTGACCTGCCCGCCCGGATCCTCGGGCGCTCCGGCCTGGGCCAGCGCCTCGGCCCGGAGCCGGTGGTTGAGCGGCAGCTTGTGCTCATCGAGGAACACGCCGTCCTGGCGGGGCTTCGCGGGGCTCCACTTCTGCGCGTGGGCTTGCGTTTCGGTCGTCATGCGTTCACCTTCCTGATCAGTCGCCTGGTCCTAAAGCTCACCATCCAGCTCAGAGTGCTTCCGCTGACGGACAGCATGCGGGCGCCGGCGTAGTCGCAGCCGACGCCGTCCGCCGCGTCCGGATGGACCCAGCCGAGCATCGCCTGGATCACCTTCCCCTCTTCCTCGTGCAGCTGGTCAGAGGTGCGGTCCTGGTTGGCTCCAGCGCCCTCCATCATGACCACGACGCCGAAGCGTAGGTCGGTGCGCTGGCTGTGCCCGCCAGTCAGCCTGTTCGGCTCGGCCGTCTCGGTCTCGGGCACTACATAATACGCGGGCAGGAACGGGGGCGCCTTCAGCGAAATCAGCTCCAGCACGCCTTGGGCGCGCTTGAAGCCCTTCTCCTTCAGCCGTTCGACGATCGGGTTTAGCCTCATGCCGCCGCCCCTCCGCCCTCGAAGGCGCCACGCAGGAAGTCTGTCAGGATCTCCGCGGCGCGGTCCTGGTCCTCGCTGCTGAAGCCGACATAGGGGCGCGCCGGGATGCGGACCGCCGCGAGGACGCGGCCGCCGAAGCTAAGAGCCTTCTTATGTTTGGCGCGGATCACGCCGCCAAACTGGTGGATCGCCGCATAGATCGCCGAGCCAAAGGAGCGCTCGGGACCGCCTTCGGCGAAATCCCGCCCATACGTCGCGCTGATCGAGGACCTCAGGTCACCGTGCAGACTCAGTGTCTGGCCACCGTGATCGAGCACCCGTTGGCTCGGCTTCCATGGGCGGCCGTCCGGCCCGGTCTCAGTCTCAAAGCGGAGCTTCGTCTCGCGCTCGATGAGGTCGGCGATCTCCTTCATCGCGGGCGACAAGTCGCCCGCGAACGCGGCCGCCCTGGTCAGCGCCTCGGAGAGGTTCTCCTGAAAGGTTATGGTGACGGGGATACCCTCGGCCACGTCAGTAATCCTTCAGGCCATCGGGATATTGGCGCTGCCCGGCCGAGACGGCGATCGGCGCCGAGCTGGGCGCCTCCGCCGTCGCATCGAGGCCGGGAAGCGGCAGCTTGCCAGAGCCGATCTGTTCGAGGATCCGCTGCGCCGCCTTGGCATTGCCGTCGACGCCCTCGGGCGCCCCGCGCGGGTAGAGCCGCGCGCGGGCCATGTCGGCGATCGCCACCTTCACCACAGCCGGCGCATCCGCGAGCGGCACCTGATAGCGGTTCGAGATCCATGCGTCGGCCAGCGCCTGGACGGCGGCCAACGCGGTGATGAGGTAATCGCGATCAATTCGGCCGTCGCCGGCCGCGTCCGTCATGAGGACGACTTCCTTGATGCCGAAGTGGTCGACGAATTCCTTGATCGAGATATAGCCGTCGCCTCCATCCGGCATGACCCAGGCGCCATCGATGACGGCAAGCTCGATCTCGCCCTCCAGCTCCTGCCCGTCAGCGTCCTCCGCCCTGGCGGTGACCAGGTAGTGCTCGCCGTCCGTCCCGCCGGACATGGAGACGAACAGCATGCCGGCCACCAGCTCGCCGGCCACGACCAGGCCGGCGCTGCCGACGACCAGGCCGCGCTTGGCGGCCGAGACGTCGATGATCGAGGCGATCGCCGCGGCGGTGTCGAAGGCCACCGCCTTCTTCAGCAGCTCTGCAGGCTGTTTGACGAAGGATTGCATCGCGGCTTCAGCTCCAGCTGCGCTCCGGCCGCCGCGATCGGCGCCAGCGATAGATGAGGAAGGCGATCACCAGGACCGCCAGCACGATTGGCCAGACGAGGCCGGCGCCGCAGACGATGGCGACGAAGACCGCGTCGCCATCGCCGGCCGAGGTGTCACAATTCCACAATGCCCAGGTCCAGATCGCCGCGGCGACGATCCCCCAGACGCCGAAGGCGAGCTGACCAGTCATCGCCGCCGCCGATGGCGGCGACGGACGCGGCGGCTGATGTGGAGCCGATTGGTGCGCAGCCGGCGGCGATCGGGCGGGTTCTTTGAGCGACGGTAGCGGGGCGGCGTCCAATCGCCGAACACCAAGCCCCGCATCCGGCGCTGCGACGAGGGCTGTGCCTCCTTCGAAAGCACGGCCTTGCTTTGCATGGCCGCGGCAGGGATGCCGGCGAGCGCGCTCGCGAACGCCAGCACCGCGCCCATCCCAAAGATGCCCCTCCCCCCCACGGTCAGGCCTTCGCTTGGGCGGCGCGGTGCGCCTCGATGGCCTCGCGCAGCCTGGCCTCGTCCTTGATCAGACCGTAGCGCGGGACCTTCTCGGCCTTGGCGGTCGCCTTCAGCTCGTCGAGACCCTGCCCGGCCAGCGGCTTCGGAGTATCGCCACCCGGCGGCGGCGGAGGCGGCGGAGGCGGAGGCGGAGGCGGCGGAGGCGGAGGCGGAGGCGTTGCCTTCTGCTTCGTCGAGAGGGCCACGATCCCAAGGGGGACCAGCTGCTCCGCGTCCTTGTCGCTGAGATCGATGGTGCCGCTGTCGCGACGGCCCTTGCCGTCATCGATGGGCGAGAGGATGTCGTAGGTCCGCATGGTCAGATCTCCAGATGGATGACCGGGAAGGGGAGGACCGGCGGAGCTAATGCGCGCGCTCCGCCGGCCACCAGGCAGCGTCGGGACTAGAGCGCGGCCTGGAACAGGAAGCCGGCATCGGCGCCGACGACTTCGGGCGAGAATTCGTCGAAGACGTCGTTCAGCCAGCTGTTGAGGCCGCGCTCGAAATAGGCGGGCTTGGCGAACGGGTGGTTCCGCAGCCGATAGGTGTAGCCGAACGCCGGGATGTTGATGTTCGGCGTCCCCGCCATCGGCACATAGGCCAAGTGCGCGTCCTCGCCCCAGACGTCCGAGGACGTCCCGTCGTCGTTGTCGAAGATGGCATCGCCGACCAGGACGCGCGGCACGTCGAAGAAGGAGGCGAGCATCGCATCGGTGACCACCGCATCGACGGCCAGACTGTGCTTGAACCGCTCGATCACGCGCGGGTGGACCTTCAGGCGAGCCGCGACCTTCGGGCCGAGGGTCAGCGTGTTCGGCCGGCGACCGGTGCGGCCGCGGATGACCTCCTTCGCGTCGGCGACCGCGACATCAGGCTTGGAGGCGTCGTCGGACCAATTGGCCCCGCCCGCCAGCGCCACCTTGTTCGTGGCCGCGTAGGAGGCGGCGTTGCGGACCGCCGACGCCTGCTGGATCTCCTTCTCCAGCGCGATGACGGCGAGGACGGTATCGACGTTGCTGGAGAGCAGGTCGATCTCGGGGACCTCGTCCGCCTCTTCCTGGTGTTCGACGGGCGTGACGGCCGCCAGCGCGTACTGGCTGAGCTGCACCGGCTTGCCCTCGTAGCCGAAGGAGACCTGGGCGATCGCCGTGCCCGGCGCGCGCTTGATCTTGTAGCGGCGGAAGCTCTCGCGGCCGAACTCGATGCGCTTGGCCGCGCGGGTAGGCATGTCGGCGATCGGCAGGACCAGGTCGCCGATGAAGCCGTCCTGCTTGTAGCCGCGGCTGTGGTTGGTGAGGATCGGGTCGATCACCCGAGCTGCGGAGGTCTTCATGTTCATGGACAGTGTCCCTTTCGGATGTGGATCTCGGGTGGTTGGGGATGCCCCGCTCGCGCCGGTTACGGCGTGAGCAGGATCTCGATGATTGCGCCGTCCGCGCCGGCCGCCTGCAGCGCGTAGCCGGCGATCTCGCCGACACCGCCCTGGGCGATGGCTTTGCCGTTGGCGTCGGTCTTGACCGGGGTCAGGCCCTTGGCGCCGAGCGCGATCGCGGCACCGGCCTCGACCTTGGTCGTGCCCAGGACGTCGACGGCGAAGACCTCGCCGATCGCCGCCGGGTGGACGGAGACGCCCATCGGCTTGGCGCCAGCGGCATCGCACTGGGTGCCGTCGAAATCGACGAAGCGATATTGCGCGACCGCCGCCGTGGCGACCGGGCTGGTGAGGGTGAGGATGGGCGTCTTCTGCATCGTTCTTCCTTCGTCTGGACGGACTGTTTCGCCGGGGCCGTAGCCCCGCCAGGCTCAGCCCCCCGCCCGCTTGACCGCGTCGAGATAGGAGAGGCTGGAGTCGGCGGCCTGCAGCTCCAGGGCCTTGGAGTGGATCTCCAGCCGCTTGGCATCGACGTCGAAGCCGGCCGGCGCGGCGAAGCTCACCGAGCCGGGCTCTTCCTCGCCGCCGCCAGGAGCCGCCTCGCCGAGCGACACGATCGGCTGGGCGCCACTGAGCAGCTTGCGGAGCGCGTCCGCCGGAGAGATGTCCTTGTCGGCCTCGCCGAAGCTGACGGTGTCGGCCGCGACGCCGTCGAGGGTATCGAGCAGGCCGACCAGCAAGCCCTTGCCGGCCGGCAGCAGCCTGGTCTCGGCGACGAGACGGTCGGCGAAGGCGAGGTTGGAGGCATGAAGGGCGGCGCTGGCAGTCTGCTCGCGGCGTG